ATCAAATTCGTCAGTACCACCCTTTTTAGTAACAACGACTATACCACCCTCTTTTACTGGGGTTTTACCTGGAGGTGTTGCGGGTTGTGCGACTGCTACAAGTTGTTCTCCGGCTAGATTTACTTCAGCTATATTACCCGAAGCGCCAACTATTTTAACTACACCCTGAACCCAACTAAAAAAATCCATTAACTCACCGTCACATTTTGAACTATACACCCACTATATACAGGGGTGTGTGTAAGTGTTCCTAAAATTGCTGTACCTGCAGCATTATATTGATTAACAACCGCCTGAATAACTAAACCGTTGCTATATGTTAATGATGTTTCTCTGATTTTGATTGTCTTACCGGCATTAGTCCATGCTGTTATAGTATCAGGTTGAAACGATCCTAATGGTAACGCTTCAACAAACCCTGGTTCAGCAAAATTGTGTACAAGCTGATCAAGCCCTTTATGTGTTGTTGAGTCTATCCCACCACCTAAGACTTCACCCAACATTGCACCAGCCGTCCAATCAGTATCCAACGGGCCTTTTTTCTGATACACCATTGCACTTTCACTAATACCAATAGTGCCACTTGGTGCAGATAAACCACTAATATTAGGATCTGCAACTACCGGTATAATCCTAATTTCCTCTGTTTGACCAATACTACGATCAAACAGAGAAATAGACGGAACTTCATACTCATCAAGCATATTAGACTACTGAGAAATCAATATACTCATCTCGTACAACACGAACATCAAATGCATTAGTGGCTGTAACTAATAGCTGCATTTCTTGAGCTGCACCAGTTCCATTAAGAACAACATCATAGTCGGCACCATTAACGTTACCTAATCTTAACTTACTAGAAACGTTATGTTTAACAACCGCTGCATCATTAGTGGCATTACCATCATGTGCCGCTGTTACAATTAATGATTCAGTATCTTGTGTTGCGGTTTCTTGAATGTAAATTTTCCAAGTTGCAGCACCAAATTCATCACATAAAACAGTATCAACGGTTGCAGTAGAAGCGGCTGTATTACCTAATGAAACTTTAGGAACGTTTGCAACAGCATCTAACTTACCTATTGCTACTTCTAAGTTATCATTCTGCGCAATTACTTGAACACTTGAGTAAGTAGGCAACTCAGAACCAGCAGCAGTTTTACCAATGAAGGCGCGAATATAACCAAGTTCATCAAGAGCAGTACCGCCACTTTGAACCCAAAGAGTACCATTGAAAGTAAAAGTTTTTCCACCTTCTGTACCAGCTTCAATATAGAGGGTATCACCAGTAGTTGTAGCGTTGGAGTCTTCAACCAAGGTTGCACCAGCACCAGGAGTACCAGTTACAATAAATACATTTTTGTTTTCGCCAGTAATCAAGGTGTACAAAATACGGCTACCATCAACAACAGTTTCACCATCAACAGTACCAGTATTTACAACAACTTCGGCTGCTGCAATATTGGCATAGACTGCATCGTCTTTAACTAACGCAGGTTCGCGCCAGCTACTTTCAGAACCAAGCACTGCCCATTTATCAGTACCAGCACCCGCTGTAGCCTTAGTATATGTGCTGCCATTGTCAGATAACGCAAGAGAGCCAACAGGGGCATCATCTGCACTAGTTGTAGTTCCAGGTGCACCAACAACATTAATAATGACGCGACCGCCATCAAGTTGTAAGCCTTTTTCTAAATCAAAATAATCAATAGCCATCTTTTATATCCTCAAGCTTGTGTTTCAATTCTAAGCACCTTCACCGTAATTACCGAAGGATGGTTGTTTGTTATTAATAGCTCCAGCTTACCACTATTTAATTGTACGTCAAACGAAACGGGTACATCTTTAATCATTCTCGAATATACGTTATGCACTGGTGAAGATCCAGAACTAAAAGCCATTATAGAAGCTACCGATTTTTCATTGGTGGTTGTATCGACCGCTGTTATGGTCCATTTAACACTGTCCACAAGGGATACATCGACTTCATCACATAGTTCAGTAGCAGCAACAGCGATCGATGTATTAGTTTGAGTGCCACCGCTATCACCTTTGTCACCTTTGGGGCCTCTACCACCACCGGCACCATTAACAACTGGTAACTTTCCGACCTCTTTAGGGGGCGCGCCTTCAAACTTTACAAAAAGTTTACCGTCTTTAATTAAAAACTTTTCAACTTCTCGTGCTTTTTGACCGCGATCGCCTTTGGGGCCACTCTCACCAGTAAAACCACGTTCTCCTGCATCACCTTTTAGACCACGCTCACCAGTAAAGCCACGTTCACCAGCTTCACCCTGATCACCTTTGGAACCACGCTCACCAGTGTCACCCTGATCACCTTTTAGACCACGTTCGCCAGTGTCACCCTGATCACCTTTGGGGCCAGCTTCACCAGTGTCACCCTGATCACCTTTGGGGCCAGCTTCACCAGTGTCACCCTGATCACCTTGGGGGCCTTCTTGCAACTTTAAATCTTGTAACCCTTTACGCAATAAGGTTACATCATTTAATAATAGCTCAAGTGATAGGGCTTGAGTCTGCTTGCGCATCATCGATATACTCGTGTACTTTAGCCTCTAATAAGTCATCTAGTTCATCTTGCATCTTTACAGCTTCATCATTGTTTATTGCAAACTCTGAATTAAACTCAGCAAGGGGGCGCATAGCATCAACTTTTAGTTGATTTTCCTGTTTTAATCTCTTTATATTACGTGAAAATTTAGTACCTGTGGTGATCCTTGATTCTCGTGAATGAGTCGATAGTCCTTCAGCAATTAACATTTTACTACCTTTAACTTGTTTCAATATATCAATTGAAGGCTTAATAGAACCGTACCAATCAGCAGAAACCCACGCACCGAAAATATCATACTGATTTGGATCTCTCCACGCCTCTAAAAGTCCAGGTGAAGATATTTGTTTCGTTAATGTTTCACTAATCAACCACTCATTATAAACAGGGGCGCATAAATCATCCCCAAACTCCGCCCAAATTTTATTTAGATAAATTTTAAACTCACTAATGGCCGCTTGACTGGCTGAATAATTACTTGAAAAAGCCAACGTTAAAATTTCAGGGGGGATTTCATTAGCCCATGCAACACCTTGAATAATTGCTTGCTCAAACTCACCAAACGAACTATCTGTACCCTGATTGTTAAACCCTACAGGCTCCTCTCCAGTTTGTAGCTCTTCCATTACCACCCCTGGAATCTGAGAGGCAATATTAAAATTACGAGAGGATCCAGTGCTAGTGTCTGTAGCAACAACAGTATTCTTTGTAACAGCGCCACCACTAATAGGTAACGTACTCATTTTATCTTCTGTCTTTTTGATAAACATTGCTAAAATGGCATTCAATGCGGCCTTGCGTTGTACCGCGTCCCTATATCTATCAACCTCTTTTAAAGACTGCAACACGATTGCTAACAAAGGTTGTCCACGCACCTCATCAAGGCGCTTTTCGGTCCCATAAACCAACCATGAAAGTTTACGACCCGATCTTTCACCAAAGGCGGCTATACGTCTATGAGTTCCATCTTCTTGTTTAACCCAATGGGCCGCCACACGACCTAAAGTGTTAAACTCAACACCATGTTTAATTTTATGACCTGTTCTTAATTTGACGTCATCTTCAAAAGGTGTGCTGACACTATCACCAGACACCACCTGCACCAATGGTAATTTTGTAACGGGGTTTACGCGCAACACTACTAAAACGTCACCAGATACTAATGCTTCTCTTCTAATCTCTTTTTGTAATGCACCAAAGGTTTTGCTGTGTTTCCAATCACACACTTTAGGATTTTTACCCCAAATTGCAAAACGCTTTTCAACATTTTCAGTCCAATTATTTAAACTATCCTCTTTTAACCCTAAAATCTCTTCATCTGGAAATGCTTCGGGTGTTAAACCGGTGTTAATCTCATTACTGATAAGCCTACGAATCAAACCACGGGCGTACAAATTCTCATTAAACAACTGCCCTGACCGCTTTCTCAACGTCCAATAATCAATTTCCTGTAATTGTGTAGGACCAAAACCACCAGCAAACTTTCCACCATCAAAAATGGAATTTTCCCACGGTGATTGTGATTGTTGCCCCTGATACATAACGGGCTGATTTAAATCGTCAAGAGATATAACAGGCGTTGTTGGCTGTTCCTGCACCTTCTCAAAAAAACTATACCCTCTTATCCTCACCAGCACGGCCTCACGGTTAATACACCACTACCGTTCAATCTGGCTTCCATAGTCGCACAACGATTATACAGGGATTCTAAGACATTGTTTAAATCCGCAACATCAAGACGGGTAACATTTTGTCTATTTTGGCCTGTATCTAAGATATATGACTGAATGCCGTCAGTAGCCAAAGCATCTACCGCATCTTCATAGAGAACGATAGTTACTTTAAGCCTAGCAATTCGGTCTGTTAAAAAGGATGCATCCATTTTTATACGCCATATTTATTATAGGTTAATTTGTCATTATAGCTAGTTTGAGTCATTATAGTAAACTTTTTGCTCGTCTAAATAATCCCAAAAACGAGGCCAGTCTATCGTTTCTAATTCAAAATGCTGAATACATATCTGCCATGCTATTATTTCTACCGCTGCGCTACCATACACTAATAAATCCCAAAGTTCATTTCTAGCATTACCAGGCCGGTACCATTCATACGTTACCATTCCCCGACCGTCTATTTTTTCACTTCGGTATTCTACCGTTAACTCTCTCAATTGTTCATCTGTAATATCAACGGGGGCGTTAAAATGGTATGGGTCCTGTTGACCTTCGTCTTCTTGCCAAGACCGACGCAACACCGGCGCAAGGCGGTCTTTATAATGGTCAACCAAAATTCTGTAACCAATCGTACCCGCTTGCGTTTTAAATTCCGCAAACTCTTTAATGGTGTTGTTTTTAGCGGCCCTATCACGCCCCAAAATAGGATAAACGCCAGAACTATAATCAGAACAAAAACTAGTCACCGTAACGTTTGCAAAACCAGCATCAACCAACGTGATTATGATTCTATACACCTTCCCGTCATCAGCGGTATATGTTTTTTCCTCAATTAGTTTTTTCAACTTACGCCATACCGGACTACCTATTTCGTCACAATCCGGCTCATCACCTTCAACCACTATACGGAAATAATCTATGACATAACAACGCAAGTCTTTAGTCCAACCCATCACGGTAACAGCTAGATTTTTTTTATGTACATCGACTTGGCATGTCACTAATAATATATGAGATCCAGAATGTTCAGCGGCATAAATATTGGGTATTTCACCTAAACGGTATACGGACCGCCTATGCGCTGAAACTTGTTCACGCGAAACCTTAGTGCCAACAATTTTAAAAGGTTTTGCTAAAATATTATTGTAAAAAACCTGATATTTTGCCAAGTCTTTAACCTTGTTTTTTTCAGTATCATAACCCAACAAATACGAACTAACGCAACTGTACCAAGGGGACATACCGACAGGAGAATACAGCGCCGGTAAATGATAGGATCTAATATTTGGTTCAACCGGTCGCGCAGTAGGTTGCCACTTAGCGCCCCCTTCCTCAGAAAATAATAACTCTTTGTCGTGTTCATAATGTGGTTCGCCGCAATTCTGGCAACAGTATCTAACGGACTCAATAACCAAAGTTCCGTTGTCCACCTCCCACATAAAACCACCAATGACACCAGTTTCTTTATTTGTATGCGACCACCTTAATTCCTGTGGGAAGCTACATTTTTTACATTTTACCAAGTACTTTCGCTGGTCCCCTCTCAAATACGCCTTGTGAATTTTAGAATTCTTATCAATTAGTGGAGTGGAACCCCTGTAGATTTTTCGTTTTTCCCAATAACCACGACAACGGTGATCACTTAGTTCATCTGGATCGCCATCTTTACCCACTGTATCGGGCCACGCGTCAATTTCATCTTTGAGCATGACAGCGATAGAATACGACCTCATTTTATCGGCGTTCCTTGCTCCGAACGGCACCATATAACCGCCTTTCGCCCACTGCAAATGATTAGCTGTCTTACCTGTTTTCCTAGTGTTCAACTCATCACTTGACCGGATAATATGACCCAAATCAGATTGATTAAGCATAGGGATTACATTGTTTTCTATTCTAGCCGTAGCCAATTCCTTGTCGGCTGTAATATACATCATTGGGACCGTGCCAATATGGTCCATATAGTAAAGCATTATAGATTCAAGCATTGTGGAATATGTGATCTGAACACCCTTCATCACATTGACCTCACGCACAGGACTGTTTACATCACAACAATCTATTATCTCACGCATGAACGGATTTACATCGTACCGAATATAACCCGCCATACTAGTAACCGAACTAGGTAAATATCGCGTGGCCTCATTGTATTCACTCGGTTTTAAAAACGTAACAATGTCTGT